ATTTTTTTTGTTACGTATCCTGCAACATATCTATATGTTTCTGGTACTGCTTGTGCAATTTGGATTTGACCGTTTCCCCACAGTTTTTCTAGCCATTCACTTGTATAGTATCCGTTGTGATGGATTTTGTACAGCTGTTTTAGGTCTGTTGGTTCCCATCCGTATAGTATCATATGGTAGTGCGGCCTTGCTGTTTGTTCTCCGTATTCTCCCGCACAGAAGAATCTTAATCTTGATTTGTAAGCTCTCCTGAGCCTTTTTAAGAACTTTTGTACGTCTGTGTATAGTAGTGTTTGCACACTTTCCGGTGTTTTTTTCCCCGGTTTCCATACATATTGCACTTTTCTCATGATTTCGCCTGTGCTAAGAATCATTCCCGGTACGTGGTCATCATCGTAAGTTAGTGTGATAAACCAGATTTGTTCTTTTGGCCATTGTCTCGCCTCTAGTTCTATTCTTGTTGTCCAGTCTTCTCTTTGCTGTATTCTGCACCCAATGCATTGTCCGCAAGGTATTAACATAACTTTTGGTTCATACATCAAATCTTCATATTTTAATTTTTTGCCCACTCTTTCAGAATAGCGGGCAAGTGAATACACTTGCCCGCTGATTTCTCTGTTTTCTGGGCTGTATATCCGAATTAACGGCTTATAGCAGCTCATTTTTTATTTGCTCCTTCCTGCACCACCACCGGCTCTATTTCTATTGCCTGTGATGTTGTCAATTCCGTGTCCGTTTCTTACGTTGTCCATGGCTTTGTTCATGTTTCCTCTTAATTTTTCGCCTGTTTTTCTGCCTGCTCCGATTGCTTTATCGATTGCGTTTCCTGTGTTTTTGCCGATGTTGGATAGTGTTTCCTGCAATCCTAACGGCGTCATTCCTGTACTGCTAAGCATCTGATTCCAGCTTTGTGCGGCGTTGTACCAGTCACTTTGTGACCAACTTTCACTTGAGTACGAGTTGGGTACAAAGCCACTTGCTCTGCTTACTCCTAGCGCACTTGACGATGGCGCACCCATGCTTGCACCTGAAATTGTTCCTGCGCTACCTCCCGGTGTGCTTGCGCCGCCGTTCTGGAATGCCAATATAGGATTAAGTCCAGCTTTTTTCATGTCCGCAACTGCTCTTTGATAGGCTGTGTTAGACATGTGTTCTTGCCATTCCCTGTTTTTCATTGCTTCCGTTGAGTTAAAGTTCATCGCCGCGCTGTTCTCGATGTGGTTGTATATGCCTTGCGCGATTGCTCCTAACGTGTTGTAACCCATCTGTTCCAGCATTGACCTTTGATTGAATTGACTTTGCCTTTGCCCTTCTGCGTTTTGATATTGGTATGCGCCTTTCAGGTATTGCATTACTTGTTCGTCATTTGTTCCGGATTTGCTCATGCTCTGACTGCTTCCACCGCCTTGCTGTGTGCTTCCGCCTTGGCTTTGGCTTTGACCTACTTGTCCCCATGCGCCGAATGCATTTCCTAGTGCTCCTGCTGCGTTTGCTACTGTTCCAATTGTTCCTGCAATGTTTCCAATTGTTCCTAGTGCTCCTAAAAGTGAAAATGCCATTTTTTAAAATAGCCGGGATTTCTCCCGGCTTTCTCCTTTCTTATAACTTGTACAGCCCCGGTACGCTGTAAAGCGGCATCCTGCGGGTTGTCTTGTTTGCTACGCGAATTGCTCCAAAGAACTGCGGTTCGTCTTCTACGATTAACGTTCTTGCAATTTCCTCTTTTCCTTCTGCCATCCATTCCTGCGACAGTGTGGGCACTGTCGAGTAATTATCTGCATAGTGCCAAAAATCGAGTGTCCCCGTTGCGTTGCTTCGCATTAAGCCGCTTACACGGTTCGGCTTCATCCGGTAGTCTGCCCATGCTTCTTGATAGCCAAAGGTTTCATCATCGGTTGCATCGCCGGTGAGCATGATTTCCTTCTTTTTTACTGGCTGTTCGCCCAGATTTGCGAACTGCGGCACGTAATAGTCTAGGCGGTCTTTTCTGCTCCAAAAACGTTCAAGGCCCTGTTGGTAGCTTCTGTTATGTCTTACACAACATACTCCAATTACAAAGCCGTGCTCTTCAAAACTCTTTGTGAAAGAACTCTCATTGATGGGTGTTACAGACATTGCACCGGTTTCACCGATAGGTGTGTCGTTGCTTGTCTGCTGTCCACTGGTCTGCACGATTTGGTTAATGTTGACGTGGTAGCGTCCACCACCCAGGTATTCAGGCACTTGTACTGTTTTATCCGAAATGATTACATCCCAGATTGCCTGTACCTGCTCTCTGTACCTGGAACCGCCCCGTGCTAGCGCTTCATAGTACTGTTGTACGCTGATTGCCTGCCGCAACTGGTTGATTGTTGCCGATGTTGCATTGTCTAGTCTTGCTTCCATTGGTACCCATGTAGATACACCGTTTGCATCTTTGCCCAAAAGTACCCTTGGCTTTCCGTTATCTTCGTTTTTTGTGGGTGCTCCTAATGTATTTCCGCTTGCCGGTACAAGATGCGTTGCACCGTTGCTGGTCATGATTCCGTAGTCCTGTAGTTCCTCTGCTGAAAAACTCCATTGTACTCTTGCATTTCCAGTTAGCGGCAGTGTTACGCTTGGCCCACGTTGAGCATATGGCATGCAGGATGTGAAATAGTCGTGGAATTTATTTACCGGCAGCGGTCTTCCTCCTGTTACTGCTTCAAGTAATGTTACTGACATTACTTCTTTGCCCGGGATATCACTCATTGAATAGCTTACATCTTTATCATCTGTTTTGATTGTCGCTGCGTTTCCAACGTTTTCATCTCTGAAAAATTCGTTCCAGATTTTAACGTATGCTCTGACAGGTAGCGCGTTGATGCTGAACGGCTTCTCTACTTTTGTGGGGACTCCCATATAATCCAGTATCGTTTTTTCATTTGGCATTGGGAACGTTTTACTTCCGTTGATTTTGATTTGCGGCATAGCATACGTTTTTGTAGGCATCCACGGCGTTTCCTCTACTTCGCCCATAAAGTGCTTAAAGTTGTCCCACAAAATGCGGTTTGGACAGAAGAAATAGTAAAAGTCAATAAAACTGTCGTCCATTACTGGGTATTTTGGAGTTGTCATGCGGATGATTGCCGCTGTATCCACACTGAATGTGTCGCCTGGTAATACTTCATCTACGTAAAACGGGATGAGTTTGCCCGCGTCGAACGTTGTCAAAATCGTCTGGTCTCGATTGAACCGCGTTCGGCTTGCTTTCATCTGTGGAATCTCGTTAAAATGCCGTTCGTTATTCCGATTCATTCTTCAACTCTCCTTCTTTTGGCTTTTCTTTTGGCGTTTCTTTCTGCATCTCCTGCAGTGCGATTGCGTTTGCTTGTGCCGTTGCAATCATTCGGTGATATTCGTGGATGTTCTGTGGCCAGTTCGTGATATCCATCTCTGTCCCGTCCAATGCTCCCTGTGAAAGGCTCTGCATAAACTGCGGGTCAAAACTCGCTTTTCGGACGATGTTTTTAATGTCGCATTCTTCTGCATAGCTTTCAATTTCTGCTTGGATGTCAATACTTTCTGTTTCCTGCAGATATTCTTTTCCCTCTTTGTCTTTTGCCCATACGTACTGTTTACGTTGTGTTTCTCCTGATGCTGAAAAGAGGGGCTTTCGCCCCTCTTCGTACCTCTTATTCATCCTCTTTGCCCTCCCATGCTTTATCGTTCATGTTCCGGAATTCGCCGGTTTCGTCTTCAAACTCTGCCAGCTTATAGCCCACATAGTCAGCCGGGGACTGGCCGATAAATGTGCTCTTGTCCTTCTGCATCACATTGCACATTCGTGCAAACGTGTTGTTGTTTTTGCTTTCGCCTACCCATGCGTAACATTTTGCAATTTTGTCGTAGATACCATAGTAGCCATGAATCATATTTTTTCCTTTCTTTTAGAGCCGAATCCCGCCGCGCATTGGCTTCTGACTTAGGTTGATACTTTTTGTTTTTCGCGCGGTTACGTTAAACATGTGTTTGTCTTTTGCGCCGCGCATGATTTTACGATGTCGCCCCATTATAGAACCCCCTTCTGATAAGTTCCAACTCGATGGCTTCGGCAAAACTTTTGCATTGCCAAATTTCATCTATCATCTTTTTTGCGGTATTAATCTCGCTGATTTTTCGCAGGATTTTGTAATCGTTGTCGATTTCTTTGTATTTTTTTTCGAGCAGTTCAGTTAGGTCTTTTTCGGTCTGGTCTCTGACATTCCATGATTTTGCATTCATTTTTGTTTATTCCTTTTCGTTCGGCTGGTCGTGCAGGGCATGATAAATCTCGTCCAGCTTTTCCAAGATTCGCATCATAATTTCGATTGCCTGTTTCACGTCTTTAATGGAAATCAGTGCCATTTTTATACCCCCTTTCTGTATTTTGTGTTTCGTGTATCAAAATGCACCCAGTTGTCGTATACGATGATACCGCAGCTGTTTGGCACGATTTTGTCTAGTACTTTTGCAAGTTCTTTTGGCTTTATGCCGGCTGATCTGATGTCTGCTGCCATTCCTCTTGTATGGTAGCTGTATTTTGCTCCACCTACTTTTGCGTTGTGGCTTACTGTGCGGTATCCGCTTGTGATTGTTATTGGCTTCCCGATTTTATCTCTTGCAATGTCAAGAAGGATTGCTAGATATTCGTCAACGAACACGATTGGCGTGTTGTCTTTACAGGCGAATTCTTTTACTCGGAAATGGTTTGTAATTTTTACGTTTCCTTGTGTTTCCATTACATACGCTTTGATTTCCATGGTTTGCTTCTCCTTTCTTTGCTTTCATTTGATATGTTATCATACACCTACTGAATTTTCAAGGGTTGCACAGCAACTTTTGAAAATTCAGTAGGTTCGCCGCAGGCGTTTTTAACATTTTCCACAGACTTTTCAACATTTCAACATTGTTAAACTTTAGCATAACAGAGTGTTTTAACATTTTAACATTTTTTCAACAAATCTTTTAACGTTTGTTTTTACTTTTTTTTAACGTTTTAACGTTCAAAATTATCTGTTTTCAACTTTTCCACTTACTCTACTACTACGGCTACAACAAGTTATATAATAATACGCGTGCGCATGTGCGCGCGTCTACGCGTGCGCATGTGCGCGCGATACATTAGCATCTATCGATAGCGACAGCCCCATGAGCTGGGGCGCTGTCGCAAGGGGGAGACCTTTGGTCTCCCCCTTGCTAAACTAACTAGAGTGTAATATGATATTTTTAACTCATTTTCGGTGTCTCTTTGAGAAACCAGACGGAAGAGAAGCCCAGTACCTTACTTGATAGGTACTGGGCTTGGTGACACTGATTAGAGTATTCCACGTTTTTTCGTTTGTTTTTTTGTAACACGCTCTTTTGTTTCTAACTGCGTTTTGTAGTCTTTGCCTTCAAGCTGCAATCTTTTTTGTTCGATTGCCTTTCTTTGTCTGTTCTGCTTGATTCTCCACAGCCTTTCCGGGTTTTCTTTTTCCATCATCTTTTCATAGTATCGCGGTATTTGTGCCTGTTTTCCGTTCGTACATTGAATGTAGCCTTGTTTCCAGATTTCTTCTTTGTGCTCTTGATAGTAGGCATCTCCTAGCCCCGGTTTAAGTGACATGCACGCGAATGGCTTTTGCTGTCCTAATTCATAGTAAGCATTTGCTTTCTTGCCGTCAATTTCGTACATTTTTTTTGTTACGTATCCTGCAACATATCTATATGTTTCTGGTACTGCTTGTGCAATTTGGATTTGACCGTTTCCCCACAGTTTTTCTAGCCATTCACTTGTATAGTATCCGTTGTG